AGTAGTGTTCTCCCTATAAACAAAAGTAAAACAGCAAACTTTCTAATAGAGATCAATCATAGGTAATTAAACAGTCCAAGCGAGTATTTCCAATCTTGCTGAGTTTAGATAAATTTATTTCAAAGTGTCCTATGTTATCATAATTGTATGTCAAGCTTATAAATGCCTAAGGAACTTTATTGGTGTAGTTGTATATTCTTTGATATATGTGTGAACTATTGATATTTCTACAGGATTACCCAAGTATATCATATATGTGTGCTTAACTCACCATTATATCCATGGATCTTAATATTTACAACAATAGCTACGGTCATTGAAACATATCATATACGAATATATATGATACACTTCAATTTCTAGGAGAGAACTGAATTGAATTATGATACATAAACAACCTTTGTGTAAATCACTCAAGTTGTGATGGTGAGTGGCTCTTATCAATGCTGTTAAATTCAGCATCCTTGACATGGGATGCTGAAGTTGCCCCATTATCGGAAAAAATTCGGCTACTCAACCTAAGTTTTTTGCATTCAATCTTCAACTTAGAACTAGATCTTATAGATATATAAGATATAGCCATGATATGAAAATTGAAAGCAACCGTAGATTCAGAGAGATCCATAGATCTTGGTTGATCAAGATATACTCTCTCCAGCACCTTATAAGGGTCTACACCTCTCATAACATCCCATACAGATTCCTTGAGTATCGATGTATCAACTAATAGATACTTACTATTGTTTGGTATATATGGCAATATTTGTTTTTGCCTGTGAACACTCCCAAAAATGTGATAATCTGGACATAAGCCAGAACAAGCATCTTCTGAGACACCGAAAAGAGACATTGAGAATTGCAGATACCTGGTGAAATATTTCACTGACTTCCTTGATACACTATTGCCTTCAATAATAAGATATGGAGCACTACTGATCAATATAGATAAATCAAGACTATTATCTTCATAAATCTCTCTCAGTACAGCAATTTCTCCATAAAGATCGATACTTAGCATGTATTCAATAGCTGAATAGTAAAGTTGGCTTTCTAGTTCGGAATATAATTCTTCCAAATTAGCAGTGTTGCAGATGTTAAATGTCCTTTCAAATCCCTTTGACGCCATTGGTTTACCTAATATGATGTTTTTGCAGAAGTTTAACAGATTAATCTTGTTATAGGGAGCTCACTACT